CGAGGATGAATAACATGCACCGCGAAATATACTCACACGACGAAGGCTACAGATGCCACATATCCGCAGACGCGCGCGCCGCTCTTCGTCGCGAGCGCATCGGGCATGCAGTCGAGTTCTGCACCACATGGGCGATCACGTGCGCGTTCGGCGTGTTGCTCGCGTGGGCTGCTGTTGATCAGTTTTCGCGGTAGGTCCGTATCAATTTTGCACCACAAACTACGTCCGGCTGAGTCTCGGACAACGGAGAAAACATGAGCAATATCATCGTAAGCAACACAACCACGACGCTTGCGTCGAAGCTGGCGCAGCGATTCGGACTTGAGGCAAACCCCGAGGTTCTCGACATCCTGAAGGCGACGGCATTCAAAGGACCGGTATCCGACGCACAGATGAGCGCCCTTCTCGTCGTCGCGACGCAGTACTCGCTGAATCCCTTTACGAAGGAAATCTATGCGTTCCCGGACAAGAACAACGGAATCATCCCGGTCGTCGGCGTCGACGGTTGGGCGCGGATCATCAACGAGAACTCGCAATTCGACGGCATGGAGTTCTCACAGGACGACCAGCAGTGTACTTGCACGATCTACCGGAAAGACCGTTCGCGCCCGGTTTCTGTGACCGAGTACATGTCCGAGTGCAAGCGCGGCACAGGGCCTTGGCAGTCTCACCCGAAACGCATGCTGCGACATAAGGCAATGATTCAGTGTGCGCGCATGGCGTTCGGCTATGTGGGCATATACGACCAGGACGAGGCCGAACGCATTATCGACATGGGGCCGGTGCAAGAGGTTCGAAAATCCGCAGTCGAAATGGCGGCGGCAGCGCGTCCTACGGCCGAGCGAACCGAGCGTCACGCGGCGCTGATAGGGGAATTGGAATTCATCGCCAAGGAAGGCGGACAGGACGCGTTAGCTAAGGCCTGGAGCGGCTCCCCGCTGCCGAATGGAGATGCACTCACTGCGCACGACCGGAAGGCCATAGGCTCGGCGGAATTGGCGCGATTGAAGGACATCGCTGGGGCAGAAGACGTTACGCCAAACGAGGATGAGAGCCATGAGTGAGATCGTCGAGCAGCGAAGCGACGAATGGCGCATCGCGCGCGCCGGCAAGCTGACTGCATCTCGCTTTTCAGATGTGGTCGACATAACGAAGGCCGGCAAGCCGACCGCAGCGCGCGGCAAGTACATGCGCGAGATCGTATTCGAGAGAATTTCGCAGGCGCCGCGGCACGAAGTTGGCGGCCATGCGCTGCGGTGGGGATCGGATGTTGAATCGTTCGCTCGCGAAGCGTTCGAACTCGAAACAGGATTGATCGTTCTACCTGGGCAATTCGTGACCCATCCCGAGCATCCTTTTATCGGATGTTCGCCCGATGGCCTGATCGGATCGGACGGCGGCTACGAGTCGAAATGCCCGATGGACGAAGCCGTGCATATCAACACGTGGCTGTGCGGGATGCCTGACGAGCACAAGCCGCAGGTTCAAGGCTGCATGTTCGTAACCGGTCGTAAGTGGTGGGAGTTCGTTTCATATGACCCGAGAGTCGCCGAGCGATTCAGGCTTTATCACCAACGAATCGAACGCGATGACGCCTATATAACCGGCGTGCTGCTTCCTGGCCTGCTGCAATTCGAGAAGGAAGTTCAGGTCATGATGGCCGAATTGGAAGCGAGAGCGGCATGAGCGACGAGAGCGACATCCAGATTTTTCGCTGCTTGGACTTCCTGCGCGACAACGCGAGCGCAATGGCTCAGGCCAAGGCCGATCGAGTTCAGATGGAAGAATTTCGGAAGTCGAAAAAGGCGCTCCTGATGCAGAAGGCCGAAGACGCTGGGCACAAGTCGGCGGCGATCCAGGAGCGGGAAGCGTACGCCCATCCCGAGTACATCGAATTCTTGAATGCGCTCGCGGCGGCTGTCGAGAAGGAGGAAAAGATGCGCTGGCTGATGCGTGCGGCAGAAGCCCGCATCGAATGCTGGCGATCTCTTGAATCGACGCGCCGCATAGAAGGAAAGAACATTTGATCCTCTCGCCGCGCGCCATGGCCCTCGGATAAGGTGCGCGGTTTTTCGGTGCCAGGCTTGCATAGCTGGCCGATTTTTGGATAGAGACATGAAAAAGATAGAAATCGCAGTGGTCATTTCTTTTGCCGCTCTACTTGCTGGGTGCAATAACGACGCCGATGTTGCCAGCGCCAACCTTTCCCAGGCTGCCGACAACTTCCGTATCGAGCGCCGCATCATCTTCGTCAATGGGATAACAGACCGGTACCTTATGACCATCGAGGGCCTTTGCTCTCTCGGAAACAACGACAAGCCGCGAGAACTCACGGTGACATGCAAGACCGGGCCCGACAGCTATAAAAAACACTTCGTCGAGCAAATCGACTCGTCGAACGTGAACGTCTATCACTACGCCGTTACGTTCAAGCCGGAATCGATCATTCCTGACATTCAGGTGAAATGACATGAGCGATAACAAGGAAACGAAGCAAGCGCCGGCCGTCGAGGCGGGGGCGCGGGATGAGCGGGCGGCGTGGGACGGGGACAGTAAGGAAAGCCGCACCGCGTTTCGTAACTACGACACCATCGCAGAACCGGTCAGCCGAAAAACGCCATGGCAAATATGGCGAGACGCATGTGCATGGCAAGCCCGCGTCGCACTCGCCCGCGCATCCGAAGCGGGAGCGCCCGCAGGATACAAACTCGTTCCCGTCGAGCCGACCGTCGAAATGAAGATCGCGGGCGACAACGCGGGTTTTTGGTGCGGTGACAAGTGGCGCGCCATGCTCGCCGCCGCCCCGCAACCCGCCAGCGAGGCTATCGAGGAAGGCTGCACACCCGAAGACGCCAAGATGCTGCGCGCGGCCAACCATTCTCTTGCAGACGAGAACGCGAGGCTTCGCCGCCGGCTTAGGCCATTCGCCGCGCTGGCAAACCCGCGCCTTTCGTGGGCCATGGTCGAATACTGCATCGATGGCGATCCGGAGAAGCAGACGCTCCAAACCCCGCAAATGCAGCGCGCGTTCAACCGAGCAGCAGAAGCGCTGGCCGATGAACTGCCGTCCCATGTGCCCGTCGATTGTGACGCGCTCGACCTGCCGGATTGGATCAAGAACGCAAAGCCGCCTGTACCGGAGCAACCCGCCAGCGAGCAGCAAGCGGCGCCTCTCACGCCCGAGCAAGTCCGCTCCGCTCGCGAATACCTGCGCTACCTCACCACCATCGACATTACAGATGCGGCAATGGGAGCAGTGCTGGAGCGCGCTGGATTGACGATTGAGCCGCAAGCGGCGCGCGGGCTGAGCACTGCACAAATCGATGCAATCCGCGACTCATTTTCTGGGATCGGCGATATACCATCGCGTGCCTTGGTGCAGCGCATTGCGATGCTGGTTCTCGCCTCCGCAAAGCCGGTCAGCGTGGATGCGGTGATGACGGAAGATCAAGTAAAGGACGCGTTTTACGCTGCGCATTGCAAGACGTGGTACGACTGCTACCCATCAGCAGCACGAGACGTTGCTCGCGAGATTCTGCTCGCCGCCAAAGGAGACGGTCATGCTGACTGAATTGAAGCCGTGCCCGTTTTGCGGGGGCGCCGCTGTTTTGGTGCAAGAAGGTACGCGTCGGCAGTCCTGCATCATTGAGTGCGAAAGCTGCGGCGCGTCTCTCGGCACAGGAGAAACGGGCGCCGCATGCGGCAACGCCTGGAACCGCCGCGCCGCCCGCGCTGCGCCTGTTAAGAATGGCGCTTGCTCTCACACATGGGAAGCACTCGAAGGCCAGCACAAGGAGTGTATTCATTGCGGAGAAGTGCGCACTGATGACGCTGTGCCTGCCGAGGGGCGGGAGATCGATGGCTACGGCGATACTGATTTTGGCTATACGCTATTCGGCATTGAACTGGAAGAAGGCGACAAGCGTTTGATGGCGATGCTTGTGCGAGCGCTCGGAACCGACCACCCGGCCATCGACGACATGACGGCACTTCTGTTCCGTTCCCGCGCCACTGCCCCGACGGAGCCTGCTGAGGGGCGGGAGGCTCTTGCGTGGCGCGTTGAATGGGAGCGCGGGGGACAAACATGGGTGCGCACATACACCAATGAGCGCGACGCGATAGACGATGGGCAGGCGTTCAGCGGAATGGTTACACCTCTGTATCGGCTCGCCACTGCCCCGACGATGAGCGAGGCGGAAGTATTGCGCGCCGAGAGGGATCATGCGCGTGACCTTTCAGCCCGCTCCATCGCTATTCTTTCTAGAATCCGTTCGTTTCTAACGCCAGAAGACGTTCGGCTTCCGGACGGACGCGTAATGCGGTTCAACAATCCTGAGATCGAGCGCGAAATGCTGCGTGGATTGTGCGCCGCCATTCGGGCCATTCCAGGCGATCTAGCCACTGGCCCGGCGATGAGCGAAGCGGACCAGCGTATGCGCCCACTTCTGAAAGAATGCTCCGACCTATTGAGAGTCATTGCGGAAGGGTCCGCAGAAGAGGACCTGAGAAAGCGAATCGACGCCGAAATCGAGCGCATCGACCGCGCCGCTGCGAAAGGGGGAAGCGATGAGCAGAAGTGAATTTGAGCGGCTGTACGCCATTCCAAACGGCTTACAGACAGACCGAGTTGTCAGCGGCAATCGGTATTGCAACATGGAAACTGAGCATGCCTATCGAGCATGGACAGCCGGCCGCCAGTCTGCCGGTGCGAACGAAACAACCCTGCACGTATTGCCACACCATGCCATCCGCAAGCACGAAGGCGTGACGATATTCGGCGATCCCGCACAGGTGCTTAAGATAATGGCGGCGATTGAGTCTGCCGGTGCGACGGGGCAGGAGCCCGTGGCATCAATGGACGACTTATCGATGCTGATCCGTCAACTCGTCCACGCTCTCCGCAAAGCCTCGCCAGATAACGCTTTGGCGGAACGCGCGACGGACTATCTCAAACGCAAAGGCTTGCAAGGTAGTCCACTCCGAGCCGCCCCCATCGGCGATAACGGGGCGGCCTGCGACCACATCTACATAAGCGGCCAATGCTCGAAGTGCGGCTGCGTGCATAACGGAGAATGACGTGCAACCAACGAACGGTATGGACCGAGCGCAGTTTCACGACAAGGCATGGGCGTTATGGCAAGAAAAGGCGCTTGGCAACGCATTGTTGCCGAAACTGAGCATTCACGCGATCCGAACGCTTTGGGATGTGCTTTACGATTCGATGCCTACCTCTTCGCAGCCAGCCGAGAGCAAGCGGGTGGAGTTGACGGACGATGAGCTTGGGCATCTGAGACTGATCGTCGCGTTTTGCGAGACTCTAAGCTCTATCGAGATAGGTTCCTATGCTTATGACGCGCTGTGCGCCCTGCGTCTCTTTCTCGCTCGCGCGTCGACTAAGGGGGAATGATGGAACTGATGCCGTGCCCTTTATGCAATGACCCCGTGTCATTCCAACCGTATAAAAACAATGGGCTCAAGATAGCTTGCAGACAATGCGGAATTGCTTATCAACAGAGGACTTTGCGGTATGGGCTCGAATGGCTCGGGGGAAAGATGACGGAAACATGGAACCGACGCGCCTGCGACCGAAACGCGGTGCTTGATGAAGTGACGCAATACGTCAGGTCATTAGACGAAGCGTGTACCGGCGCGACAATGCAAGTGAATGTATTGCGCGCCATCCGCGCCATGAAGACGAAGGATCAATCATGACCACCGATGTTAAAGCGCTGATCGATCGTCTTCTAAACGATCCCGAAACTTCGGACAAGGACGCGATCGACGCGGCTTTTCTGATCCGCTCCCAAGCCGAGCGCATCCAAGCGCTAGAGGCTAAGTGCGCGGAGTTGCAGAGGCTAGAGGGGCGATGGAAGTACATGGAAGACCGATTCATTGGCGCGGACTTCGAGT